TTTAGTGCTTCGATTGAAGTTAGATGGTGGGAATACCCTACTTCTGTTAACAGCACCTAACAAAAAGCGGGGGCGACCTGCCTCGTAGAAACATTTGTGGTTTATTAAATTTCATATCTTCGTATTTAATTTTGTAGTTAATTCCCCGCCTTCTGTTAGCCGCAAACCGTTGTAAAAAACAACCGAAATCAGATATAATTCGTTTTAATTAATGTGCCCTCGCCTTCTCACCAGTTTCATTTCAGCGTGTAAAGTTTCGTTTAATTTTAGGTTATAAATTGTTTTTTCCATTTCGGTATATTTATTAAATACTATTTTGTTATCCATAATTTTAAGTGTTAAATTGTGAATGATTTAAATATTGATCTTTTTTTAATTTACATGATTATTTTATTTTAAGTTTGTAATTCTAATTCGTTAGCTGCAACTACTATCATACCGTTCTAGACTAGCTATTGTGTCGTGAATTGCCCCTCCGTGAGAAAACAATCCTATTTTTTCAACGTGAAAACCTCTATTTTTGCCCATCGTATTTGAATGATACCCGAATGTAATAACTATTCCCCCTTTATTTAATACATTATGTATTTCATCTTTTAGTTGTTTGAATGGACTGCATCGGATACCTTTATACATCTCGATACTTTTCCGGTATGCATAAGGTGGGTCAAGCAATATAGTATCAAACTTTTCCCTTTTCCAAGTTCTTAACAATTTTAAAGCATCCATTCTATAATCAGCCAATGCTTCTGGGTCTAAATCATTTCTTACTTCATCAATGTTCAGCTTTGTTCTACCAGCAAAAAGGTTTAAAGTTCTTCCTTCGCAATTAAGCTCAACCCATTCCCTAATGTTTTTTACCGAAAAAGTATATCGGTGCAATGGGCATTTTATGTAATCAAATTTTATCATTTCATTTTTTTGTTTCCAAATAAATTTTTTGATATTAATTTGTAATAAACATATTTTGCACCGAGGTATTCCGATAATGTTTTAATGTCTTTTTTGTATACTGGAATCTCGATATATTTCCTTACTTTTTTTATTGAATACCGGACAGAAGTTTCTTTGATCGAAAAAATATCGGCAATTTGTTTTCGTGATAATCCATTGTGATAGTAGAGAAAGAATATTACTATTTGTTTAGAATACCCACAAATGCCTTTATTCTTTAATTGGAAAATATTTTCTCGCTTTATATTAAAATAGTAAACAATAATGTCAATCGTCAGGTCTTTTCCTGATTTTCTGCTGAACTCTTGTAATAGTATTTCCTTTAAATCCGAAGGTGAGTGGATAGTATGGCCGTTAACAATGTAATTGGATATCATCGTCAATACGTTGTTCACAGGCACTTCATATGCTTTTGAGATAGCGTTAATAATATCATCCCAATTATTTACAGGAAGTGCTATTATTTTTTCGATAAATTCAATACTTTCTTTCTTTGACATAGGTATTCTTTTAGTAGTTTGATTTTAAAATTAATCTTACGGCGTCTTGTGCCATTGTTCGTCCAGATATATCGTGTCGGAATAAAAGTTTTTTTAAACAATTCAACAGGTTTAATCAATTGGACATAAATATCGTGTTTATTATATATCCATTTTTGATTAAGCGTAAATGCTCTTGTCATGTTGTGCTGATCAAAGGAAGGTTTAATCTCAATAATACTTCTTGGTTTATCTACAAATTTAAACGCAGAGTTTGCAAGTATAAATGGAGTATTTTTTTCATTGAACCCTCCAATATAAGAAGTAAATATATCAGCAGCTATTTCATTCCAAACAATTGTGAAATCCGGAGTATAAATGTGTTTATGCAGCAGCGTGTGCGATAAAGGTTTTTGTTTTGTCTTAAGCTGTTCAAACATTTTTATTTCTTTTTTATCGGAAAGAGAAATAACAGGGTGTTGAGGAATAATTTCTTCAACAAACCCTATTTTTTTTAAATCCTCTAAATACCAGTAAAAATATTTTTCTTCGTCGCTATCAAATGTCATGGCTTATGATTCAAGTGTTCTAAGAATACCTTGGAAAGGTATCTGTTTTACTTTAAAATAATTTTCCTTGCTCATACACTATTTCTTTTTCGTTAGTTATATCTTCTCTTCTTGGCTCTCGTTTATTTTTAAAGATAAAACGAATAAAACTTTCATACCCATATTTAGCTTGATAGGCAGCAACCCATTTGTTTGGATGATTTTGGCTCATGCCTATTACCCGTTGCCACATATGATATTGAAAAATTTTTTTTTTGCCATTAACAAGTACTGTGTATTCAGCATTGGCGATTGTGTTTCCTTTTACAGAAACAAGCTCAATATTTTGTCCGTCTTCAAGTTTAAATGATGTTATTACCATAAGATTATCAGATAAATTATAAGGTTCAATAATGCAATTACGATGCTTAAAAGCACAAATTGTTTTAGCTTAATAACATGTCTTGCTTTTGATATACGATAAATTATTTTTTCATGTCCATTTATATACCTTCCTCGACGATCTCTTTTTGGAACTATTTTAATAGTGAAATCATTATTAAATACAATAGCAAAAACAAAAAAAATAAATATTACAGTCGGTAAAAAACTAATTATCTCCATGATTTTTTCTTATTTCGTTAAACAATCATTCGTGATGAAAAAATAAAAAACCCCACCCGCATTTTTAGTAAATCAAATCAACATCTTTTTCGTTTTCAGAGAAATACTTTTTCAGGTAGTCAGCACCGTATCTATCCAAAACTTGTTTGCTTGGTTTATAAAAAGACCTTTTTGTGTCAGCGTTTTGCCCCCATTCGCCTTCGCCAAGCCCGAAAACGTTGCCTACAATTAAAGAAAAACGGAATAAACAAAAATCTGTTTTTAGGTGTATCGCTAGTTTTTCTACTTCCGTATTTCACTCTCATTTCTAATTCAATCAACTCTTTTGGTTTCGCTAACTCTCTATCAAGCTCACACCTTAATTCAATCATTTTTAATTCAAATTGTATCATATATGGTGGTTTTTCCCAATAAGGAAGGGATAGGTAGTGCATAGCAAAAGCATCTTCTTTTTCTTGTGCTTTATAGAAAGCATCGCACTGTTTGGGGTGTACTCTTTTTAATATTCGGTGGCTATTGCCGTTACTATCTACATACTCACCGTAAGATTTCTTATTTTCTCTTTTCATTTTTAATATAAATTATCGTTAATAACTGTGGGTAACACTGTGTGAACTACCCACACACTAAAAAGATGTGTGGGCTTCCTGTACAACGCATAGCCTAATGGCTTACGTTAGCGTACAAAGGGTTGTCCCTAACCCCGAAATTTTTTATATTATACGCAGCGTTAAGGTCTCTATCTATTGAATTATTACACTTATCACAATTATATGTCCTATCTGAAAGTTTTAAATCTTTCTTGTGGTTTCCACAATTAGAACATACCTTACTGCTCGGTCCAAATCTACCAATTACAACAAGGTTTTTACCTTGCCAATCAGTCTTATATTCAAGCATTGTTCTTAATTGTCGCCAACCCATATCAGATATTGCTTTAGCTAAATTATGGTTCTTAACCATATTACTAACAGCTAAATCTTCCAAAACAATCGTATCATACGTGTTTACTAATTCAGTAGATATTTTATGCAAGTAATCAGTCCTTTGGTTACGGATTTTTTCTTGCAATAATGCTACTTTTAATTTTTGTTTTTCTCTATTTATCGAACCCTTTTGTTTTCTTGAAAGGCTTCTTTGTTCAACTCTTAATCTTCTTTGTTGTAATTTAAAGAAGTTTTTGTTTTCATATACTACGCCATCAGAAGTAATTGCTAAATCTTTAATACCAAAATCAATACCAACAGACGTTTCTGTTTTTATACTTTTTTGTTTTGGTTTTTCAGTTTGAGTATCAACCAATATTGAAACAAAGTATTTACCAGTTACCGTTTTCGTTAGTGTAACTCTTTTTGGTAAGCCTTTAAATTCTCTATGGTAGCCAATAGCAACTTCTTTAAGTTTAGGTAATTTTAAAATATTATCCTTAAATGATATTTCAAATCCTTGTGGAAATGTAATTGACTGTTTAGAGTACTTATTTTTAAATTTAGGGAATTGACCCCTACCTTTAAAAAAGTTTTGGTATGCAGTATCTAAATTAATTATACTATGTTGTAAAACTTGGCTTGGACACTCTTTAATGTAATCAAACTCTTTTTTTAATTCTGGCAGTTGTTTAATTAAATCATACTTAGATATTGATGTTTTATTTGAAGCATACGCAACACTCTTAGTTTCTAAACCAAGGTTATACACCAATCTATTAACTCCAAAGTACCTTTGTAATTGGGCTTTTTGAGTTTCCGTTGGAAATATTCTGTATTTGTATCCTTTTAGCATATATTATTAAATAGTCTAAACTTTTGTAAAAGTACAATATTTTTTATCTAAAATCAAGTTCTGGTTAAAATTTGTTTAATTGATACCATTAAACAATACATATTATCACAAGGCTAATAGTCGCTTACTTCCCATCCACGCTAAAGCGATGAATGGGTTTTACGCTCCAACGTATAAAGTAATGCCGAAATGATTGGTAAATCTTAATAATTGTATTTGCATGATCTCTCGCTTTAATAATTCAATAACTATAGACAAAAGTAAAAAAAATGATAACATAATCAAAATAATGACAACTAAATAAATAAAAAGTAAGTAAAACCGTTGCTATTGATTGGTATATTTGCCGTGAGTTTATTTTAAAAAAATCATTTGTTTATATTTTTCAATGTCTTACCATCAATTCTTGCATACTACTGAAAAAAGCCGGATTCGTAGTCCGGCTTTTTTTTATGAATGCCCATGCCCTTGGGTCTTGTTAAGGCTTCTGGCACGCCTGATTCGTATTATGCTTTTGTAGTATTTTCAGCCTTTTTTAAGGCTTTTTCAGATTTTAATTTGAATTTTGTTAGTGGCACTCCGGATATTTGCCCAACATTAGTCATAATAATGTCTTTAAACCCTCCTTTTTCTTTCATGATACGGATGGATTCAATCATTCCCATTCGGGTAACATTGTCCATAATATCGAGTACACGGCATAGTTTTTTAGGGTTGTTAGGATCTTTCCTGAGCCCTCGTCCAACCATTTGATAATACAAAGCAAGTGACATTGTTGCTCTTGCCAGTGTAATTCCGTCAAGTGAAGGAAAGTCAAATCCAACAGTAAGCACACCCATATTAAACATATGCTTTATCTTTCCTTCCCGGAAAGCGTCAATCTTTTCTGTTCGTATGTTCATAGGTGTTTTCCCATGGATATAGTCGGCACTCATTCCCATCTCGCGTAGCATTTCAGCACTACGTCTTGCTTGTCTTACTGAACTGCAGAATATAAGGTTGTGATTCACTTTCTTATCAAACCAAGCAATATTCGCAGCGAGTTTTTTTAGTCTTGCATCACTCCAAAATCTTTCGAGCTCAGCTTCATCAAAGTCTCCACCTATAGTGTTGGTTTTAATTTTGCTTACATCAAAATGATTGCTGATGTGATATTTTATTGGTGACAAATACCCTTGTTTGAAAAGCGTATAATTGTCAATCTTGAAGGCTATTTTCTTGAAGAAAAACGGATAAATTCTGTTTACCATTTGAAGAGATTGGCTGTAAAATTTATCATCACCTTGGCTAAAATATTTTCCAACCATACGGTATGGGGAAGCTGTCAATCCGCAAACATTTTTTGGCTGTATAGCTTCAAAAAATTGATTATACATGCCATTGAAGTTTTTAGGATTCAGCAGGTGGCATTCGTCAAGAATGATGTACTTGAACCTTTTAAAAAGTTCAGGGTTTTTATAGATACTCCCTATTGTAGCGTACGTGAATGTTGATATTTCCTTTTGACCAAAGCTGGCTGAATAAATAGAAACATCTAATATTCCATATGACAATAGTTTCTGAAAATTTTGTTCTAATATTTCCTTTGTTGGTTGCAGAATAAGAACAGGCTCTTTTATTTTTTGGACAATATCCGCTATTATAAGAGACTTTCCGCTACCAGTGGGTAATACTAACATGAAAGGCTTCTCGTAATTCATTAAATGATATACAGCAGATTCAGAAGCTTGTTTTTGATATGGTCTTAGTGTAAATTTCATATGAAATGTTTTATCGTTGTAAGTGTTAATAGCCCATAATATTTAGTGATCAAACTATCAAAATTTTCGTCATTAATATCATGAAGTTCTTCTGTTGATTCATAATTAAAGTATAAGATTAATTTTTTGATATTAATTGATATTTTGCCCATTAATAACATGTTAAAATCAATAATCTTTACAAGATCAAAAGGCTTATTAAATATCCTTAAAAGATTCTTTATCATTTTGAGTTCATCAGGATCGGGTATTACAGCAATTCCAAGAATTGCATCAGCTACCTGTGGATCGTATTGGTTTAAATAGGTTCCTTTAACTATTTCCTTTCCGTATTTGTAAAAGGCATCCTTTATTGTTTTAAAGTCGAAATCTAAAGGTTTTGGTAGAAAAATGGGCGTTACTTCAGAATAATTCAAACCCCTGAGAGGAATTTTGTCTTTAATCCTCTCAAGAGTTGTGAATGAGTTTGCAGAATAGTATTTGTTATTAATTTTGAAAATAGCTCGCATATGTTCTTTGTCTTTCTTTTGTGAATCTATTCTGAAGTTTCGTTTAAGATTTCTCTTGATATAAATATTTTTCTTGTTCTAATGCTTATGTAACCATTTTCGGATTTAAACCCAAAAAATATTTTAGATCTTCTCTCAAGTGCTCTAATAGTGACAGGGGTTTTGTTATCCATTAAAGCTTTAATCTTAGTTACTTCTGAATTTTCTTTTGAGGAGCTTAATAGAAAGAATTTGGTGATTTCATTATTGTAAAATACTGAAATGTAATCATTATCAAAGATTACTAAGCCATCATGATTTGTTTCGGATGGTTCTTCAGATTCTGAATTATCGTACAATTCTAATTTTTCAATTTTTAAAACTGCATCCTGTGAGAATGAGATAAATGGAATTAATAATAGTATAAATATTAGTTTTTTCATTGGTTTAAAGTTTAAATGATAATATTGTGAATTTTTTTTTAAATCTTTATTATAAGTGTTTATGGCAAGAAACCAATATTTTACTTTGTCATAATCAGTGATTATTCTGTAATCTCTATAAAATGACATTACAGATTTTCCGTATTTGAGAATGGAATCAATTGGTGAATCCACAAATGCTGAATAAACTAAAATTTCACATTGATCAAATACTCTTTTTGACAGTTTAAAATATTTTTTTGCTGCTTTTTTCATAAAAATGCTACGGAAACACACTCATCAGCTTTGCTGTGGGTGTGAGGAAAGTAGCTACCCCTTTGTTAAAATTAATTATTTCCTTCAAATAATGTTCTAAGTTCTAAAACCTAACCTATCGCTTTTGCGTAGGTGGGTAGTTTATGTTTTTTTCCATTTGAATAATCCTTTTGGTTTTTTTCCTGAATATTCAAAGTGTTTGGTTGCGCAGCGTATGCATAGTTGTTTGGTGATTGATATCCGAATTTTTTTTACATTGTAAAATATAGATCGGTATCCACATTTTTTGCAATTGTATGCTACAAAATAGCCTTTAAGGTATTCTTGTAGTAAATTTTGTAACCTATCTCTTCCTATAGTTCTGTTCAGAATCTCTTTATGAGGAATAGAAACATCTAAATTTCTCAGCTTAACAGCTTCTCCAATTTCATTTATGATCTCGGTATTAGATTGTTCATTCAGGAACATTAAAAGGTCACGCTTTACACTTTCAGGCAATTCATGGAAATCGTTTTCAATTTCTATATGCTTATAATAGTACATGATTGTAAGTTTTAAAAAAAAAGCTATAACATTACACTATAGCCTTTTTTAGGTTTATGACAAGAAAGATTTTGAAATAAAGTGGCCTAAGCTGTGATTAGCTTGGAATATTTCATTCATGGTAGTAATTCCAGGTTTGTAAAGCTCTGTTCCCAAATTGTAAATCTGATACAGGTTAGAAACTTGCTCAGGATTTTCATCGTATTTTTCAATGTAGGATCCGACTACCTTATTCACCTGTGATGAATTCAACGGTGGTACGCCATCATACTTGAGACTGGCATTGTTTTTCTTCACCGCATACATGGTAAGCCATCCGGCCAGTTCTGCCATGTCACGCTGCGTGAATGGCGTGTTGATCATCTTTTGAAGCATTTCCTGATAATACAAGCGCTTTTGCTCAAAGTCCTTAATCCATCCAGAAAGGGTATCGAACATATTCTTCAGTGGGGTCTTATTTGGTCCGTAAGACATAAGCAAATCACCACCCATGAGGCACATATTTTGGCATATGTGGACGTTTGCGCCAAAGGCTATCTCTACACCGTTCTGGTGGAAGTTAAGCCCTACAGCCGTATTTGTGAGCTCGTCACTCATGTCGTTAATGACAAAGCGGGTAAGTACTCTCCGGAAAAGAATATTCTCAATAGGATATTCTTTATCCTGATAGATTTCTTTGTTTTTCATGATGGAAATACCGGGCATGATTTTGCTTCTGTTGTTGGCTGCATAAATCGGATCTAATTGAAAGTTCATGTTGTGCTTATCCAGCACTTCGGATGCCTGGTCAATCAACTCAAAATGGCGGATACCATGAATAGGGCGTGATCCGTCAAATGTTTCGTTGATACTGTTTTTCAAATCATTAAAGCTAATAGTATGTAAACTGTTTTGCTTTACCTCTAAGCTTTTGTTTTTTGTTTGTTGTGCTATTTGAATATCTTGCATAATAACTCATTTTTAAGATTTTAATAAATAATTTTTGCTGTTTGTTTTTCCATGGCCTTCGTGCATGACCCGTCTGTTTTAAGAGGGCATTTGCTACAGTTTTCAGCTGATGGCTTTTCAGTCCATTCCTGAAGTGATTCATGGAAATAAAATTCTTCAATGACTTTTCTTGTAGTCTCTTTAAATTCTGCTATGTCAGCAGAATTTATTTGCTTTAAGAAAAGTTGATTTTCTTGTTCAGAAGGTTTGTAATCGAATACCCAATAGAAGAAAGGGATTTGCTTGCCGTAATTTTGCATGAATAACCATGTGTACACATAGGCTTGCAGGTGATCCATGTTCTGTGGATATGCCCAGGCAAAATCGCCATATGTGGTATACAGGTTTTCAGTAAGTTTTATATCAATCATAGCGAGTGGAACCTTTACGATCTCACCGGACTCACTATCTACATAAGAAATACCGCTAAACAAGTCCACCGTTCCTTCAATAATCACATTTTCATCATCCGGCCATTTAGCCGAAAGTTTGACTTGTGTCTGCTCAGGTTTTACTTCGATTTCATGAAGGTCTTTTAGCCTGTCAAAACGGAATATCTGATCATCAATACGCTTGTGATGTGCCGAACGGCTGCCATTCTTTAAGCGTGGTAAATCTGTTACTGCCTCTCCATGCGCTACACCTCCAATAGTGTTCGTTTCAAAATACTGTCCTCTCAGCATGGCTTCAGAAGTGATATCATATTTCTTGTCAATGTAGACTTCTTTGACTTTACGAGGACAGTAGTTAAGAAGGTCGCCCTTCTTAACTACTTGTTTGATTAATGATTGTGATAGTTTCATATGAATAGATTTTCATCTGATTCTTCGTTTGATTTTGCTATTGTTTCGGTTTCCTGTTTAGTACCGCCTTGCACATCAGTAAAATTTAATTTTGGATCGATTTCTCGATCCTCTTCAAAAGCTTTGACGTGTTCAATAACTTTAGCAAGGTCATTCTCTACTATCTTGCCTGGAAACATATCTTTTGGTGATTTCACGGTATTGTCTCCACTGTTCTCAGTCAAGAAGTAATATTTGTTGAAGCCATTTTCTGAATATTCAACATAGGTTTGGATCACTGTTGTAAAGTTGGATTCCATTTTTATCTTTTCTTTCAGGAGCTTTCCACCAGGAACAAAGAAACTTGTTTCGTAATTTTCTGTCTCGATATGTGCCATAAACACTACAGTCAGATCTTCTCTTAGACCGTCTATCATTTTCACGATTTGATAGGTTGTGTTAGCTTGATTGCTGTATTTATCATACCCTTTGATACTGATTTGAGACATGAACATGTCTGTCATCATCAGGGTAAGTGTATCAACAATGATAAATTTTATTTCGGGACGCTTGCTGCTGATTGCTTTGATAAGTTTCCAAATGGTATTTGGATCACTGGTCATTGTGTAATTGCTTTGCATGAAATCCGGTTCTCCGGCTTCATTTTTCACAATATGAAACTTCTTTCTCCATCCTTTAAAAGGCATGGATTTGCGGTCTACATTGATATAGAAAGATGTTTTCGGATCAATGTTTCGTAAACTGAATGTTTTGCCTGTGCCTGATCTGCCCAAGACTAAAATTTTGTCTGCCATAATTCGTTTAATTTAAAAGTTAAAATTTGAAAAATCGTCCTCTTTACCGGTGTTTCCGGTGTCGGGTGATTCCATTTGATTTAGTTGATTAGAAAAGTCGGGTAGTTTCCGTTCTTTTTCTTCTTTAGATTTTGGAGGAGCCTCTACTTTTTGAATATCTGTGCTTTTTTTTGGCTTAGAATCGTAATTTATACGTTCCTCAAATTCAAGCTGAAAGTCACCTTTCTCTACTTTATCGATAAAGATTTGGCAATTATTTTTCGTGGCTTGTTCTACTATTTTTTCAAGGCTTTCCGGATCAAGTGATTCAGCACGGCCTACCACAATGATTGGAGCCTTCTGATTCATTTCAATAAGAACACTAATCGCTATTTCCATAATTTTGGAAGTGCTTATTTGATTCTTATTGAAAGGGAGGCCGTTAATTGATAATCCATCACTAGTAATCTCAAGACCTTCAACCGGAAGCTTATTCTTCTGTACCAGTAGTTCTTTTTCTTCCCTGGTATTTCGTAGCTTTGTATCTTCCTTTTTGATTAAGCTGGTATACTTATCAAGTTCATTTTTTTTCTTTGTGAAACTATCTACTCTTTTTAAAGCTTCATTAATTTTGTTGAACTTTATTCGGGTTGCTTCAACAGCTTTTTCAGCAGTGTCGAATTTCTCTTTATTGAATTTACCTAAAGCATGAAGATCTTCTTCTTTCTTTTTTTTATAAGTGCCGTAATCTTTTTCGAGTTTTGTAAGACCGGCTTCTTGTTCATCACGTCTTTTTTCCAATGCTTTGATTTGATCGTTAATTTGATCAATCATATCGCTATGTTGTCTTTTCCGTGATTCATAAGATGTTTGAGCTTTATCAAGCTCACCCTCAATAGTTTCCATATTTTTTTTGTGGATTTTTTGAGCATCCAATTCTTCTTCAGCTTTATGCCACTTTTTTTCGTACTTATCGACTTCATTAGCCATCTGTTTTTCTTCCTCAGAAGGTTTTTCGCTTTGAATCATTTTCTCGTATGCATCGGCATTACGCTTTAATTCTCTGCGTTGATCGAAAGCTTCCTTTTCTTCTTCCATTGCTTTTCTGAAGCTTTTTTGTATTTCATCAGGTAATAACTTAAGAACTTGATCTCTTTGCCATCTTCTTCCTTCAGCTGTTTCTGATTTTGCCACAAATTCTTCTGGAGAAAAAGCGTTGTAATTGAAAATATCACGAATCTCGGTAACTTTCCTGCTGATCTTGCCATTCGGGTAGGCAATTTTGATTTTAGATTTGTCATTTTCGAATTCGATTTTTACGGTATACTTGTCACCGTTGGGAGCTTCAAATACGCCTTCTAATGAACCTTCTTTTTCCCCGGTTGTTACAGGAGTGTCTACACTTATTTTGGCTTCCAGTAAAGAAATAATGGCATTAGTAAAGGTTGTTTTCGCTTTGTTATTACCACCTTTTACATAGATAATGTTGCCGTTAATGGGTGTATTGAGCTCTGTTAACTTTTTGAAGTTTTCTATTTTGATACGTTTTAATTGCATTGTAGATGTGTTTTTTGATATGATATGAGCTGACGTTTCTCTTGACAAATACACGCTCTGCATAATCTGTAATATCATTGATCCATGTACTGTTTTTCAGCGTACAGTAACCAAGGATATCTGATAAATGCACTATTGGTATATCGTAAATGTCAACATTTTTTCGCATTCCAAGAACACCGGTTTTGTCATTGTCGTACATGATAAATAAATACGGTGTCTTTTTCATTAAATCCTTATACAGCCATTGCATAAGGAAAGCAGATTCACTGTTCAGGCTTACACACTTAATTCCTAGGTGTTCATACATTACAAGAACATCACGGTTCCCACCAATGATTCCAATGGCTGGTTCATGATCATTTAACGCTGAGTACCCGAATACTTCCTTTTCTGGGTTCATATTGTTTTTGAACTTAGATTTTTTCTCATGGAAAGGAGCATAAAATTTCTGTCCTTTGCCTTCTTGGAATAAGTATATAGGCTTTTGTTTTGTGGCGTGTGTGACTATGTTTGGATGTTCTTTTAGATGAAACCACTTAATAGGAATTGTATTGTAAACTTTTAGTGTAGAAAGAGAGATACCTGTTTTCCACCAAAATTTTGTGTTGTCATTATCCCAATTTGTGGATTTATAAACAAACTCAGTTCTATCAAAGAATTTAGGTTTGGGGAGTTTAGGTATTTTCTTGATGGGTTTTCTTTTATAGTCTTTAACATCTTCCAAATGGAAATCACTTGCAATAATATCAAGACCATCCCGGAAAGATACCTCATAATAGATCATTACATAACCAAAAGCGTCTATAGCTTTAAATGCAAAGTCGTTATAAAGATACTTTCTGGAACGATTTCCATAAAATACATTAGCTGAAGGGTGTTTTTCTTCTCTTAACTCAGAAATGAATGCCTTCCCTAATGTAAAATCATGGTTGATGTATTTCCGGAGGATATCAAGTTCATTGATGTGCTCAAGAATATCTTCTTTTTTCATCTCTAAAAAGGTAAATCATCTTCTTTATCAGGGCTGGTTCCTATACTGTTCATATCAGCCGAAAAGTTATCGACATTGGAAGGAATACCTTCTTCGTTTTGATTGGGCAAGGAAGCGCTTTGATTACGTTTTTTGGCAAGCACTTTCTTTTTAGTAGTTTCACTGATTTTCCAAACCTTGTTTTTTATGCTTTTGTCAAGATTTTCAGCTTTTTTGATATCGCCTGTTATCGAAGTTATGGAAGGCATGTACAGCTCAGGAGAAAGAATAAGCCTGTCTTTGTAAACGATTTCACGGTGTATGACAATTCCGTAAAATGCTATTTCTCTTCCCTTGAAATGTTCTAATCCTTTAGTAAGAACTGTTGCAATTTCTTCAAGATCGGCTTCTTCATTTTTGAATTGAATTTGTTTACCAAAAGCATCATCAATAAAACCATAAAGCTGTTCAAAAGAAATACATTTTGGATCTCCGGTTTCTTTATCTTCAAAGGTAAAGAATGGAAATTCCATACGGAAATCAAAATAATTGTTTTTACTGTTTTTCAGGGCTGTATTTAATTTAAGAATAATTTTCTGAACTTTTTTTCTCTCGTCGGTTTTTTTATCGTTGAACTCAAACGATGTGTGCTCAACGTCAACAATTACAAGTTTTCCAAGTCCTGTAGGAAATTTTTCCTTGTTCATGTTTTGAATGGATTTCTCTTTAGCTTCTTTACTCTCGCTAATTGTTTTTTCAAGTGCGTTTTTTCTTACATTAATTTTCATAAGTTTGATTTTTTGTATAAATGTTTTAAACTCGTTATAAATATTATAGCTAATGAAAAAGACATATTTTTTATTAATCCTTTTCGCATTGATAATTCATAAGCTGTACCAGGCTCTTTATTTAGTTGGTCAATAAGTTTCTTTTTTTTCTGATTTTTAAATGAATACGCAATGTCAATTATTTTTTGTACTCTTTGTGCTTTATATTAGGGAGCATAAAACCCATTCATCACTTTTGCGTGAAGCCGTGGGTGAGTAGTTCACTCCACTCATTAAATTTACAGTATTTTAGGTTTTCTAAATAACGAATTAGACCAAGTTCACTTTCCCTGTTTTTCGTCACGTCAAGAATAATCAAGTGTTCAAATACATTGTATTTTTCTTTGGACACTCGAAGTTTCTCTGCTATTTTTAAATCAGGAAATAATGAAGGGCGGTTCATAAGTATAACCTGATTTGCATAATCTGCAATTCGAGAAGATCCCCGTACATCTGAATCTCTTAGTCTGTAACCTTCAGTCATGCGTTTTTTGTTCTGTGATTCCTTTGTTACGTGGTGAATAACGATAATAATGCCTTTGGTATAGTCACGTAATTCAACCAATTTTTTGGCAATTAAATCATCATTCTCCAATTGATGTTTCTTGTCAATTCCACTGACAAGACCAAGGTTATCAATAATCAAAACATTGGCTTTGGTTGGTCTCAAAATACAAAAGCGCTTAAAATCATTGCATATCTGATAGATATTTTTCGGTTTGGTAATGAACTCTACATCATCCTTATCGTATTGATTGTAAATCGCTTCCATGTCCTTAATATTACGATCAGTTAAACTGTGATTTCGTGATTGAATTTGGCGTTCTGTTAAATTTAAGTGACTGCTAACAACATTACGAAGAATAGCTTCACCGGATACTTCATAAGTGTGCCAGTTAATTGCTACATCTTTGTTGTGTTTTAATAAGTTAAAGGCATAATGAATAGAGAATTTTGTCTTTCCTGCCCCTTTTTGAGCAGCAATTAAAATGATGTTACCAGGACTAGTCGCTATGAAATGGTCAAAGTTTTTGTCTCCGGTTTCTAGGTAAGGCTTTTTTGCTCCAGATGCTTTCATTCGTACATCTTCAAGCATAGACTTGAAAGATAATTTCAGTGTTTTTTGATCCTTGCTGTTTAAAGATAAATTGGAAATTTCTGTTTCGATTTTTTGTGTGATTTCGTCAGCAGGATATTCTCCAAGCATTTTTTTAATTGTTTGGCTGAGCTCTAAGAGTTTCTTTTCGTTGTAGTTACCAATAATTACTGAGAGGTGATATTGCCATTTATCTTCATCCTCATATTCGGTATTTATAAGGTTTTTGAAAATATCAATGTAATCTTCATTACCGCTTGATTCAAAAGCGTCAGTCATTGTTGATAAGCAGATTTCTTCATCTTGTTCTGAGATTAATTTGTAAATCGCCCAGAACATTGCATTTTTTTCATCCGTAAACATTGTTGCAGTAAGCTTTTTCTCTATAGAATAGTACACTGCCAGATGATTAAAGCATTGTTTTAAGATGTTTTTTTCATAATTTTTCTCCTTTACCATATAGATAATAATCTAAATATTCATTTTTATCACTTTCCTTGAAGTCCTGAAGAAATATACGTTTTTCCAGATAATCAAAGAGATCTTTTTTTTTCGTATAGAACTGTTTTTCGCGACCCATATTTCGGCTGTCGATATACTCATTATACTCTTTGAATCGCTTTTTAATGAAGTCGAAATCAATGTTGTTACCATCGAGATCTGGAATCCACCCAAGAGCAAATTGCAAAGACGAAAATGCTTTATCAAAATCGCCAGTCGGATTTATTGGCCATAGTTCTTTATGAAACCGGTCTTTTAAATTCATAAGAATTTTTTAGTTTTAGTTCAACATTATTGTTGTGAATACAAAATAGCGGGAAGGATACTTAAACGGAATACTTTTGAATTGGAGATAGTCGCCTTTTTCGTATATAATTTTCCTGTCCAAGATATAAAACTGATGTTTATCCAACTCAGGGTTCATACGCAGAAAGTTGTCCAAACTCTCCACGTTTTTTTTCAACTTGAAGACGATTGGTGCTATCACTGTTCCAATTAATATTTCGTTTTTCATAGTTTATCTTCTCGCAATTACTTGATACAAATGTAAAGATAATATTAATTAATTCAATAATTGTAACTCAATATTTATTCCTACATTTCTGTATTTGATATTTCCATCTTTATCTAATCCTGTGATTTTGAAATTGATAAGTTTTACTCTATGAGCAATTACATTTTCTAAGTATTTGAATTGCAGTTGTCCAATTTCTAATTTCATATTCCAATGTTTTACGGTACATTGAAGCGTATTTAAATCGATTTCAAAAGAAGATCGATCCATTTTATCAGGTAAAAGAGAAATATCAAATAGGTTAAACTGGATTTTTGTTTTGGAAGTTCCAACCAATTTTGATCGGATAAATGTTCCATTTTCGTTGGTTATTAGCATTTTTCATTAAATTTGATAAATAATTATTGTAAATAAATTGTTATATTAATTAATTTCTAAATAAATTTATATGGTTTTGCAGGAGAAAAAAGTTATAAGTTACACAACATTAGTTAAAACGAGACTTAGCAATGAATACGGAATTGAGCTTGATAGGCGTGCAATTCATCAAACAATTAATTATGCTCTTAAAAATATTGTAAACGCCATGTACCATTTATGGTTAATCGAAATAAAGAATTATATGTTTATTCGGCCAAATCAACATCGAAGACAGCTAAAGTTGAATCAACTTAAAAGATAGTTGTGATTATTGTAAAGTATGGCTTTCACAATAATTCGGAAGTACAAGATTGTACTTATCCTCTATTAATAGTTAAGAATTAATCTAAACTGTTATATTTATGAATTATTTTTCACATTCATAAAATGTAAGCGTTTCATTTACAATATTATCATGTTATTCTATATGTGTTCCGGGGTTGAAAGTGTCAAAAAAAGTTTATAACTTCGTATCCTCAAATTACGCTCAGCATCTTTTTCTATTCTTATTCTATATTTTTTCTTTTCTTTTTAATCTTTTAAAAATTCCATTAATTTTCAAACTCTCGGAGATAAACGCAGGGAAGGTGTAGTATAAAGCCAAAGCATCTGTATGCATTATATAGTAAATTCAATTGCTTTTTTTATAAATTGTCATATAGAAATTATTCAAGCATTATAAAGGATTTGTGTCACAGGTTACATATACTTTGTTGGTTGTGCCAATCAAACTTTCCTGTCCTTCAGAATATACTTTCTCTACTAACATAACGTGCGCGTGCGCGTATATTAGAATTTTTGAAAGTGAACTATTCACTCACATCAGTTGACTTCTGAAGTCCATCCCATTTCTTCTGGCGTGGGTGGGTAGTTCACTAGTAAATATTGTAGGGAAGTTAAGACTCGAACTTAACAGGCTAGTAAAACACAGTACTATGAATTACTTTAGGAGACCGCCAAACCAATAAATTATTGGTATTAATATCTCTTATTTTCCCTAGGTCTTTATAAAATCTTCAATGAGTTCACTATATCAGTTCTTCTATTAGATTTGTGGCCGCTTCACCATATTTTTGATATATATAATCAAATAATGAAACTGTACCCATATCTAGATGATAACAATTATCCGGATTATAGAGATCGTCTTTCTCTTTTAATGAGTTTTCAAATTGTTCAATATCGAATGATTTTATACTCATTGAAAGAAAAACTGTAGAGTATGGCACCCGAAAGCCAAAAACGCTTTCAAATATTTTTTCATTTTCCGTCATATATTAAATTTTTAGTTATTAAATCGCACTAACCATACACGGATGTTAGTTTTTATTTGCTAATATTTTATCTAATTCCTTAACAGACTCATCTATAATCCAATTGCGTTCAGAGCAACCGCAATCGAACCCTTTATAACTATCACAGATACAACCGACATCTAATCCAATAATCATATTTTTCATGC